GTTGCAATCAAGAGCACGGCCGCAAGCCAGAACCATGCGTTCAGTCGTTGAAAAGAATCCACAGCGCACCCACAAAAGCGACTAAGAGCCAGAACCACATCGGAGAACCTCAAAAAAAAAACCCGGGGCACAGAGCCCCGGGCCAGACTGCTTACAGCGCTCTGCCAACCCACTTAAACGCCTTGATGCCAACGATCAGCAACAGCACGGCGGCGCCAATGGCGCCAACCGATACGGATTGCGCGGCGATGTCGGTTACGACGGCTTGAACGTCGATGGCGGCAGCGCTCGCGGCAAACGCGAAAGGCAAAAGCGAGAGGGGTGCAAATTTCAGGAGCTTGTTCATAGCTCAATCCCTTTCAAGTTGACGCCTCAATAGACGAAAGCAGTACGCAAGAGCCCACAAACCAGCGAATGCGCCAGCGAGTGAAGCTGCTGCGAGCTGATCGAGAACGAAGGGTGAGGCAACCACCTCCGAACCAGATTGAAGAACGTAGGTGCATGCCTCAAACGTGGCCGGTTGAGGCACGACGTCAATGAGGGCACCGTTGGTGTCGATGGCTACGCAGCGCATGACAATGCATCACGTTTAAGAAACGTCAGGACACCACCAATGAATTTGGCGACATAGGGGGAGCTAAAAAACTCTCCTGTTTGTTGCCACGACCAGCCACCTCGCACGCGGCGCATTGGAAGATCGATTTGATCTTCAAGGACATGCCCTGATTCATTGCATGCACCACTGGCAAGCCGAACCCATCTAGGGGCACGCCAGAAGGAAAGGACAGCGCGATGATTGCCCTGCAATCCCGACACACCGTACACACGAGCTCCTTTCCATGAAATCGAGCGCCCGGCTTTGGACGCGTACTTGGCGAGGTAACCGACAGCGCGGCGGGCAATTGCTCTTTGACTGAATCCATGTTTCCACCATCCTCTAGCGTCAGGTTTAGGCATCCGCACACGATGCGGGAGCTGGATAAGTACGTGGTAGTGAGGCCGACCTCGTTGAGTGGCCTCCAAAACCCATAAGTAGCGAGCAGGAAAACCTTGGCGAGACACCCACTTCCGAAATGCGTCTAGGAAAGTGCGTATGTCATTGGGCCTCCACTGCACGTCATCTCGATAGGTGAGCGTGACCATCCACCAGCGGGCGCGGCCTTTAAAAGAATCGACCATGAGACGGCCTGCGGTCAGAATGACCCGGCGCATCCGTCCAAAGCGCCTACGCTCCCAATCAAGCTTGGCAACAAAGTCCGACGTTTCAAACGTCTGCTTTGTTTCTAAACTGACAAGCCCTGGTGAGGCCGCGCTACGCGCGTCCTCACTCATAGCCGATCACCTTGCAACTCGTTGATTTCTTTAGAATTGGAGTTGGCCGAGGTATAGGCTGAGTAAAGCGGCTGGATGGCCGGCACCAATTCAACGATGGGGACTTCACCCAAAGCGGGGAAGCGCTCAATTAATTGAAGTGCGAAGCTGCCGATAGTCATTTGGCACCCCCGGCAACGGGGATCAACTTCGGGGTGAACGAAAGTTGACCGTCTCGTTCATAGAACGAATCCGGGCCGAGGGTGTAGCGTCCGGGCGGGTACGGTTGGGAATCCCGCGCGGGCTGTATGGTGAAACTGGCTGAGGTGCCGTCCGAGAAAAGTGCGTAGGCGGCTTGTTTGACGATCCGATAGGCTTTACCGGTCTTGGAACTGGTGCCTTCGTTGATGTGAGGTTTACCAGGTAAAACGTGAATTTCGATCATGATCACCCCTTGTGTAGTACTCCGAGATGGAGCAGACGCAGTACACACGAAACGAAGTACCAAATGCAATCACTCAAAGGAATGATTGACAAGGCCGCAAAAGTATGCGGATCAAGGAAGTGGGAATTAAAAACCCTGATTTGCAGGGCGCGATGGAACGTTCGGAGCCTGACCAGAGACCTCGCTACGCGGTTGGGAATTGCCTCGATTCCGACTCATCAACTCTTCGTTGAAGGTCGAACCGTTTTCAAGCATTGAAACTTTCGGCATCGAAGGTGCCACGTCGGATTGCATGGGGGCTTGAACCGCCCCCATACCCCGGTTCTGTTGAGAAGCAGACTGCTTTGATTTGGGATCAGCGTCCCAGTCGACAAAAAAACCTTTCTCAATAATCGAGCGGCAAGTGTCGCCAGGAAGTTCAAGAACGGTGCCTTGCTGGCTATAGCAACGACACCGATCACCCATTGAAGCGCAAGCTGCTGGATACGGCGCAGTGATCGGTTTAGTTACTTCGTCATAAACCGGTGCACTGTACGCAAGAGCCGGTACACGAGGTACGCGATCGGCAAGCCACTGTGCGGTGGTCTTATGGGACGTTGAGAAAGACGATTGGGCATTCGATTGCGATTGCGCAACCTGAGTAGATCGAGCAGGCGGAGATACAGCATCGGGAAGCCCTTTCTTTTCGGTAAGACCGGAAAGACTTTTAAAAGCGATCCAGCCACAAATAGCAATGACAACCGGAACGAAAATCAAAAAAATCAAGCGGCCAGGAATACGCACCTTGTGTGTGTGCACCTCAGCACTCTTGTAAAAATCAAAAGCGGATTTGTCGTAAGGAATGAGCTTTGAGGTGCTGTCACCCCTGGCTTGCGGGTCTTCTTGAACTTCGCCCCACTCATGACGAACAACCGCAGCGGCTCCGAATGCACGCACAAAATGCACGTGCGTGCCTACGAGCCTGCGGATGTTCGCGTCGATTAACTTCGGATGCTGCGTGATGAGATAAACGTCGAGCCCGCGGTGGCGGTGCGTTTCGAAAGCAGCGATATAGGGCGGCACTGACGAACCGGTATGCCTCGGCCTGAAACTTGATTGAGCTTCGTCAATGACGATGATCGAGCCATCGGGCACGGTGTTCCACTCGGTGCCATTGTTGAGCTCGATCCAAGGCAGCTTGAGATCGGTGATGTTGAAAAAATAGACCGGCCGATTTTCTTTTTCGGCACGGACTTTGACTTCAACGAGAGTGCACAGCGTTTTGCCTGCACCAGGTAGACCGGTGTGCAGGTAAATCATGCGGTGCCTTTCAAATGCAACTTAGTGACGGCGCCTGCAACTGCTTTAGTCGCAATGACGGCGGCGTAGGTGCTGAGGATGAGGGTTACGCCTTGATCGAGGCGAAGGATGCCCAAAACGCCGGTAATCGTTGCTGGAAGGCCTTGCAAATTAGTGATGACGCTTGCTTTAAGCGAATCGAATCCGGTACTCACACCGGTGTAAGTCGCAAAGCCGATGCCGAGCGAAAAAAGGATGCGCGGCACCATTTGCGAAAGAAGGGTGGCTAGACCACCAAGAAGCCAAACGATTGCGGCTGGCATGGATCACCCAAGAACGGTTGAAAAAATTCGAACGCTGACCATGCCGCAAACGATCATGAAAGCGAGACCGGCGTAGCTCAGGTAATCGACGAGCGAAGAAAAAGGAATCGTGATGCTCTGGCCGTGGATGGTGTAGGTCTGATCCGAAAGCGCAGAGGCGTAGAGCGTTTGGCCGCTGATTGAGTCGAGCGGCGTAGTGGTGGTAAGAGTGGATTTGTCGAATTCAGCAGACTCGGAATTGAATGCGGCAACGGCATCGGCGCGCGCGAGGTCACCGGTGTCGGTCAACAACTCACAATTGCGGTTGTGCTGCTCTTGAGCAATTGCACATTGAACGGCATCACCTTCACAAGAGAACGCACCACAAGCACCACCGAATGAGGATTTAACGCACATCGGCGCAGAAGGATTTTTCTCGCAGTACTCACCCATTTCTGTGCCATCACTAGGCTCGGTTTCAGTCCTAACGGTTGTTCTTGGAGGGCCAGAAGGGTTGCCATTTTCGTCAAGCGGTTGCTCGACAATTGTAGTTGTCGTAGTCGTCGTGCAACCGGTAGAGCCGCACTCGGTATGCGTAGTGGTGGTTTCAGTCGTACTAGTACCTGGCTGGCCGGGTTGAGTGCTATCGGTGTCGCGCGTGCCCGGTGGGTGATCGGTATCGCGATTCGTGCAAGCGACACAAACCTGAACACCGTTGACCTCTCCCATGCATTGATCAATAGGACAACGCGGTGCATCTTGCGGGCCGTTTTGTCCAGAAGGTTGAGTGCAGTCGCTGACGCCAGTAGTGGAAAAAGGGCCGTACCACTCAGTAAACCAATCACCATTTGGTGATTGACCCGATGAGCGGCCACCACCTGCCGTAAGTTCGCAAGTGCCCGCGCAGAATGTCAGTGAGGTGTGCTTACCAGGAAGACCGTAGACGCCACCAGGAATCGGTGTACCTGATGGAGGGCAATTGCAATCGCCGCTTTCGTTTGGAGTTTGACCTGAGGGGCAATCAGGACGAGTGCAGTTGGTGCCGCTTAATGTCCAGCCACCTGTTGAGGGACAGGAATACTTGACGCAGGTAGAACCTGTAAGAGTGCCACCATTAGGACAACCAACGCCAGAACCTGCAAATCCACCTTGAGCATTCGTATTGGGAGAATATGGAGGTTGAGTAAGAGTGCCACGGCAAGATGATCCTGAAGGAGAGCCTGGGGCATAGCTAAAACCCGAAGGAACAGTACAGCCACCATTGGCATAACGCACGCCATTGTCAGAAGAGATAGATGCACAGGCCGCTGCAATGGAAGGGAATACGTAAGAGGCCGGAGGAAAAGGAGAACAACCCGTTTGCACGGAATAAGCAGTTCCAGCCGCATAACTATCATTCGTCGCAGCAATCGTCTCGGCATCCGCGCGCTGGCATGATGCGGTTGCAATCAAGAGCACGGCCGCAAGCCAGAACCATGCGTTCAGTCGTTGAAAAGAATCCACAGCGCACCCACAAAAGCGACTAAGAGCCAGAACCACATCGGAGAACCTCAAAAAAAAAA